GAATTGCGGGATACGGGTATGTTGGACAGGCTCACGAAGCAGCACTGAAAGACTATCACGAGATATTAATCAGAGACCCGGCACTAGGCCACTACGCAGACTTGCAACACGCAGATGCAATTATTGTGTGTGTAAGTACGCCGGCTAATGATGACGGGTCGTGTGACTGTAGCAACGTGTACGACATAGTGAGCAATGCGCCACCTGTGCCTATACTAATTAAAAGCACAATCAGTATAGAAGGTTGGGATTTAATTCGTACAGAGTTTATCAAGTCTAATCTTACATTTAGCCCAGAGTTCCTACGTGCAGAAACAGCACTAGAAGACTTTAAAAACACAAAACACTTTATGATGGGCGGAGATAACGTAGGCCTTTGGTCAGGTGTGTATATTAAAGCTATGGGAAATATTAGTATATCTAATGCAAGTGTTGCAGAACTAATACTAACCAAATACGCAAGGAATAGCTTTTTGGCACTCAAGGTTGCATACTTCAACGAACTATATGACCTATGTGACCAATTAGAGGTTGACTTTGAAACTGTACGACAGTATACTATACAAGATGAAAGAATAGGAGAAAGCCATACTATGGTTACAGATGATCGTGGGTTTGGAGGACATTGTTTTCCAAAAGATACAAAGGCATTTGCAACTTTAGGAAAGCAGTGCGGCACTCCACTGACTATTTTAGAACAAGCAATCCAATACAACATCCAGATAAGGAAGGACAACGTTTGAAAATGAAGATCATCACAGGCAACGCTAATCCATTATTAGCACAGGAGATTGCAGACTATTCGTTTGCATCTTTAGTACCATCAAAGATTAGTATGTTTGCAGACGGCGAAACGAGTGTAGAATTTTTAGATAATATTCGCGGTGAAGATGTTTTTATTATACAGAGCACAGCAACTCCAGTTAACGATAGTTTAATGGAACTGTTGATTATGATTGATGCGGCAAAGCGGTCAAGTGCTAGTCGTATTACAGCAGTCATTCCTTACTTTGGATATGCTAGACAAGATCGTAAGAGTGCAAGTCGTACACCTATTACTGCAAAGTTAGTGGCTAACTTATTAACAACAGCAGGCGCAGATAGAATCCTTACAATGGATCTACACGCAGGACAGATACAAGGCTTCTTTGATATTCCAGTTGATGACTTAACTAGTCGTGCGGTGTTTGCCAAAGACATTAAACGCAATGTTGGCATAGATGAACCTACAGTATTTGTAAGTCCAGATGCAGGCGGAGCAGTTCGTGCTAGGAAGTTTGCAGACATGTTCCATTCAGATATTGCTATTGTTGATAAGATGCGCCCACAAGCAGGCAGGTCAGAAGTCATGAACTTGATCGGCGATGTTAAAGATAAACACGCCATTCTAGTTGATGATATTGTAGACTCGGGTGGCACGTTATGCAAAGCCGCTGAAGCAATTATGAAAGCCGGAGCATTGTCAGTTCGTGCTTATATTACACATGGTGTATTAAGTGGCGAGGCATGTCAGAAGGTTGAGAAGAGTGTACTCACAGAACTAGTAATTACTAACACTATTACTGATCGTTGTCCTAAGAACTGTAAGAAGACACGACAGGTTAGTGTTGCTCCATTATTTGGTGAAGCAATCCGTCGTGTAACTAACGAAGAGTCAGTATCTAGTTTATTCACATAATTACCCAATGTTGACGCTAACAACCAACTAACTGTGTAAATATTAATATGAACATAGATGAACTTAAAAAGGTAAACGAAATGTTTTGGGCAGTCAAAGGACAGATGTTTCCGACTGAATATGCTCCAAAGGAAATGCGTAGGATATATGATTCTTATTTTAAACGTATGTGGGGCAACAACGAATTCTATTTACACCTAGAAGGGTTTGAAGAAGCGTGGAACAATCGTAAATGCTGGCAAACTGAAATAGAAGAAGACGAATTAGAATTTGTAGCAGTTAAAGGCGGACATTTTGATTAGAGTTTAGATATGTGCTTAATGTATTCATCTATTGAATGATCACTAAAGCTATCTACCTTACCTAATTTAATACTAGTCCACATGCCGCGCATTCTATCTTTAAACATTTGCCATCCAGTAGGTGCTCGATACTGTCCGTATGAGTTTAAGTAGTGCTGAGTGCCGTGATGTTTGTATCCCATTAGAGCAAGAGGAACAGTAGTAACAATGTCATTATTGTTCTTCCATCTATGATGTATTACACCTAAGCTATTACAATATGCTCTCCAGCCCACTCGAGGTGATCCGTATGTATAAAGTTCCATTGGTCCAGCAATGTTAGCATGTGTCATGCAACGGCTTGCCATAATAGTTGCCATGCCTGCACCTAGTGAGTGTCCACAGAACCAAACAAGTTGTTTCTTATTTTCTAAGTCTGCTAAAATATCAGGCCAAAGCTCATCTACTTCTGCTTTGAATCCTCTGTGTACTCTACTAACTGTTTCAGCTAACACAGGAAATGCTTTTAAATCTGCTTTAATGTCGTGGAACTCAGTTGGTTGTGTGCCGCGACACGCAATTACCAAGTCTGTTTTATTTTGGAAACGATATGCTTGCGCTCCGTCCTTTTCATAAAACTTAACAGTTGTAAATCCTAAGTCTTTTGCTTGACTTTTTGCTTCTTTCATGCTATTATATGCTATGCTTGAAAGTGTTGCAAACAAAAGGGCCCGTTTTTGGAAACTTAATAACTCAATACTCATAACATACCTCTTCTATAATTACATTAGTATTTATATGCTTGCTAAATACTATATCGGAGTACAACAATGAAAAAACGAACACGAAGTATTTTGGAAGAACTTAATAACTTATCAATGGCCAAGAGTAACGACCATTTAATAGAGTCGTCTGCGAACAACATCATTGAGAGTGCAATTAATCTGTTAAACAGAATTAATGAACAGTATGATGATGCTACAGCTAATGAACTTGAGAGACGTTTTCTCAATTCAATTAGGACAGGTGATCCTAAGAAGTTTAAAAGAGTAATTAATAAAATTATTGAGAGTAAAAGATGAAAATAGATGATCTATTAGAAGCAGGCAAAAGTAAAAAGGGCGACAGTTGGGTTAAGAAAGCCGATGACTGGATGCGCGGAACATTTGCACAGCAACAAATTAATAAAGCACAAACGCAATCTGGACGCAAAGGTCCTGCATCATCTGCATCAGCTGTTAAGACAAAAAGTGCGCCAAAGAAGAAAGCACAATTTAAATCAGATAAGATAAATCCTGGCAAGATTCCAAACTCGGCACAGTATAAAGATTCCGCCGGCGTTATGTATACCTGGAATCAACCAAAGAGTGCTTGGTTACCTAATGATAAGAAGCAAACTCCGTTAGATGCCAAGCGTGGCGCAGTACAATACAACCAAGCAAACAGAAATGACAGAGGCTTTTACGAAAGCGCAGTGTCTACAGGGCAAGTATTAAAAGAAGGCGGCAACATATTTAAAACTGAACCAGACAAAAAACTAATGGTTCAGCGTATTGCTACGCCAGACGTACATCCTACTATTCAGTTTATTGAAAAGATTACAGGCTTAGTGTTTGACGAAGAAGATTGGTTAGGTACTACTGGTAAAAAAGAACATGCAGATGGGTCAGTTGAAAAGAATAGCTCAGGTGACTTGGATCTAAACACAGACGAAAACAAAATAAGCAAGCAAGAATTAATTGCTACACTTACAGCGTGGTGTAAGAAGCAAGGCATTGATGATGCAGATATTATGAACAAAGGGCGTACTAAGCAAGATGGTTGGATTCAGCTAGCCGGTGCCCAAGTACACTTTCGCACACCTATCAAAGGCGATGCTAAGAACGGCTTTGTTCAAACAGACTTTATGTTTTCACTTAATCCTGACTTCCAACGCGGAGCCAAGCGTGGAGGAACAGAACAGTTTGGTGGAATGGACAGAGCAATATTGTTGTCAAGTTTAGCAAGAGGTCGAGGTTACAAGTTTAGTCCTGTGACAGGTGTTGTTGATCCTAACAATGGTGACCAAGTAGTTACTAATGACTGGAGTAAAGGTATTCCGGAACTATTGTTAGGCAAGGGTGCTAAAGAAGCTGACACGCACACAGTTGAAACTATGCTTGCGTTCTTAAAGAAAGATCCAAACTACGAAGAACTAATTGCTCCGTGGAAAGAAACAATGGCCAAGGCTGGCAAAGAAGTACCTGAGAGTAGCAACGAAATTATTGATATGGCACACAGGATGAGCAGATGAGATTTGTTGAATTTAAACAACCAGTAAAGCAACCTCTTAAAGAAATGCAAGCACGTATCCAACATGCAGAAGACTTAGTATTTTGGGAAGGCTCTAAAGGAGCAATGCGAGCAGTTGAAGCACTTCGCAGTATGGCAGGAGACGACCATAAAGCAGTAACACTTAAATGGGACGGAAGTCCTGCAATGGTGTTTGGTCGCGACGATGCAGGCGAGTTTATATTCACAGACAAGTCAGGATTCATGGCAGTCAAAACAGATGGTAAAGCAAAGAGTGCAGAACAACTACAAGATATTATGCTTAGTCGCAGTGGCGGCAAGCACCGCGAAGATCCAAATCGCATAGCATTTGCCGCTGAGTTAGCAGGACTGTTTACTGTATACGAAAAAGCAACACCAGCAGATTATAGAGGGTTCTTCAAAGGCGATCTATTATATAAGTCAACACCGGTAATTAAAGAAA